TTATTTGTTAATTAAATACTCCTGTAAATCATCCCTAGCGTGTTTGAGATTCTCGATTCCATTGCCAGTTATTTCGTGATTTATTATCACAAGTAAGCACTGAAGAATCATCCTATTAGATTCCTCATATTCTTTCAGCCTCTTGTTGTCATTATCAAGGAGCTTAGTATGTTTTGATACAGCTGCTTTAAGGTCATCATTCGGTTTTTTGAGTTCTTTAACAATTTTCCACAAACCCCAGAGAGCTGCTATCAATCCACAAATATAAATAATCTGTTCAGATTCGACAGTAAACCCTGTTAATAACATTAGTAATCCTTACCTTTCTTAGAGATTGTCCCGTCAATAAAATTACTAAATGCCTGATGGAAACCAGTAGAAGCAAGACCCATAACAGCTCCGTATACAACAGACTCAATGGACGGTCCACTTACCGCAGCGTTGAGCACAGCACCGAGCACTGCAAGGATAACCGGAATATCATTGTTAGGAATCTTATTTAAAAAAGTCGCATGTTTGATGATGTATCCTACCACCAAGCAAGCGACTAATACTACCAGTACAAAATGTTCAGTTAATGTTGTAAAATCCATAATAATCCTCCTTAAATATCTTCTGCTCCCTCAAACTCAGGAAGAGTCTTAAGGTATTCATAAGCTTCTTCAACAGTCATATTTTCTTCATACTCTTTTTCGTATGTAACAGCTACCTTATAAGGTTCTGTTTCGCTGTTTTCCATATTTCGTCCTGCTGCATCAATATAAGACAATACTGCAATTGACACATGACTATTGATTGTCGACATTACATATAAAATTCGATGATAATTTGTAACCACGCCATTATCCTGGCGGACTTCTTTCTTTAAAGCCATTATTGACCCCCTCCTTATGAGAATGTGACTTTTATACTAGCATAAATACCACAGGCACTATTATTCTCTACATTCGTTGTGTTTGCCATTTTAGCAGTTATTTTAATATGGTTTCCGCCATTGACTAATGTACAGCTGTACGAACTTGGTTTGGCGAATGTCGAAGCTGCTGATCCATATAAGTATTTATTATTTTGTCTAACGCAAAGACCATCGACACTTGCTATTGTCACTGTTGGAGACCCGATAACAGGATTGTTAAGTGGTAACTGGAATGTTACATCTTTACCAGAGTTTGTGATATAACCTCCTACCTGAATAGTCGTATTGAAACTGTCGCCTTTTGTCATATATGGTCTCCATGTGGCATTCGGGTTTTTAAGTCGTAATGTTAATTTATTACCGCCTTGTAATACTGTTTCTCTGCCACCATGACTATATTGACCGTATCCTATTGATAACTTATTATTACCGTCCATGGCTATCAATTCACGATTCGTCCCATCAGTATCTCTCTCAAATATACCAGAGCCGTTTGTGTTTATATAAATATTTTTCTGAACATCAATATGACCCGTGTGTGTTACCCCAAGAGCATTTTCACGAGCATTATCAGCAGTTCCATTACCTACAATGAATAAGTATTCAGATGTTGTATCTTCTATGTTGTATTCGCCTACTACTGTTTGGTAATCACCTGATGCTTTTGTGTAATATCCGCCTGCGTGAGAAACATATCCACTTGCTATTGTATGATAACCTTCAGCATGAGAACTGGCACCGCTAGCTGTTGTACCGGATCCTTCAGCATGAGAATTCAATTCGCTAGCTGTTGTACTACCTCCTTCAGCATGAGAATAATTACCACTTGCTATTGTATCGCTTCCTTCAGCATGAGAGTTTAAGCCGGTAGCCTTAGTTTGAAACCCCTCAGCGAAAGATGCATGCCCACTTGCTTCCACAACAGATCCAGCAGCTACTGAAAAAGTACCAATTGTTGTGCCACTTGTTCTACTACCTAATGTATAAAAGCAATCTTTTACAATATCCCCGTTTTTATTTTTTGTATCTCCATACCCTATCTGTCCAATTAAATGATTAACACCATCGTAAATACTAAGACCACTGCTACCGATCTTAGTATATCTATCACCAACATTACCCAGTACAACTTCTTCTCCGAAACTAGCAACGTCGCCAACCCTTAATGTATTTTTATCTGCCGAATTAGGTGAGGTTCCGAAGAACGTAACAGTCTTGCCATCAGCACCAATATCCATTACCGGTATCGCACTTGGTAAGGCAACCCTTTTGATAATAGCAGACTGTCTAACCGAATCCTTAATAGCAATAGTGAATTGATATGCTTTTGACAGATCATACGTACCGACCAATACTTGTGGCGAGGTCTTACCTTTTAAGTCAGTTTCATAGACTTCTCCGTCAACATTACATCTCGCCCAAAATATAGTTAGAGAGTTTGTCGCACCAGCTACAGTAGCTTGATATGAAGGTGTAAATGTTAATACCGGTTTTTCATCAGCATTCCTGTCTACAGTAGCAACCACATCAGGAGGCGAATAAGGATATATAGTTACCCAATCCGCTCGTGAATCTGAGCGACCGCGACTATCAGTAATTTCTATTTTAAAGAACCATCGTGTATACATTGCCGTTGGATCATTGCAGGAAAATGTACCGACATCGAATGTAACTGCTGTATTTGTCGTTCCAGATACTGCTGGTACGTTTTGTACATAATCGGTATCTTTAATAGTAAATTTCACTGTCTGACTAGCACCATATAATCCTGGAACGTTGATTGTAAATGTAAATGAAGTAATACCGGCAATTGCTTTATTATTAAACTCTGTATCACCAACATATTGAAATGTACTAGATGGCTTAATAGATGCTTTTAATTTAAGTGAAATGGTCGCGTAGTAAGTCATTCTATGTCCATTACTACTTTCAATAGCGACCCTAAGTGTTCCTTGGTCACTATTCGTCATTAATGGCGCAAAAGTTGCTGTCGTAGGTGTCCAAGTATATTGGGTAGCTGTAAGTCCTGTGGCTACTGTTTTTGATGTTGTTACTCCATCGCATATAAAATCGTATTTAAAAGAATATGTGACATCATTCGTTGTCATATCTATCTTAGACATTTTAAATGTTCCGGCGGTATCTGTTGTCATTTCTTTTGGATAATCGTATAAAGCATAATAACCAGCACTAGCCATTTTGACCCCTCCTTTCAAATTAAAAAAAAGACCCCCTCACATACAAGGAGGAGCCTTTTGTATTAATTGATTATTTATTAAGATCGCCTGGTACAAACAGTGCTTTACTCCATCGTCCTTCGTATTTACCAAACACCGGTTTAACTCGGACATACCAATCAATATGAGCTACTCGATCATAAAAGCCCACTCCGCCACCGAGCCAATAGCCATAGTTTGTACCGGTTACATATTCGGTACTGCAACCCTTAAATTTCTTATTTCCACTTAACTGAACTTTATACTTAGTTGCACCCTTAACACCGTTCCATTTATAATTAAACTTTCGTGATCCAACACCAATATAATTATGTGTTAACTTAAGTTTAATCTGCTTATGAAAACGAGAATTAAGGAAATTCTTATATTCCTGTCGCCATTCAGTTGTGCGTCTTGTCGTTTCTTTAGCGTTAGCATTCGCTGGAATGATTGACAATGCTAAGAGAAATGTTAATAATAACGTGATAATACTTTTCTTTTTCATAATATGTACCTCTTTTTTTAAACAATCGTTAAACTGAAATTACCATTAGGTCTAGGGGTAAATTGAAGGTTACCTACTTTAAGTGTGGTGTGAATTTCTCCTTCGTTAATATTAAACTTCTGACCTGTGATCCATGCTGTTGCATCCGGATCTGGGGTAACTTCTTCGTCGTTAGTTCCTTTAAACTGAATCGCATCATTACCAATTTTAAGTTTCAAATCGCTAGCAGATTCACCTAAGATAATATCTCCATTTTGAAGTGTGATATAATCAGTATGATTTGCTACATCAGCTTCATCAGTTCTAATTAACTTACTAAAGTTAAACTGCCAACCGTTGATGTTTTGAATCATTGTAGTGGATGAATCTATGTATGCGTTTAAGTTATTTGAAAGGGTGGCGACCTCAGTTTGCGATGCTTTTAATGAGATTTCAGTCTTATTGCTTTCGATCTCAGTATAAGCGTCGTCAACACGAGTTTTTAATCCATTCGCTGTGTCGTTTGCAGTATTGGCTAAATTATAAGCCTCTTTAGCAGCCTCATAACTAGATGATTTAGATACTTCGGAATACCTATAAGTACCGTTTGTCATGACCGTAAGGTCAACAAAATATAATGTGTTAGTAGAGCCAGAAGTATACGAAGGTTCGGTTGTTTTCCAGTTCCCTCCAGGCGGGTTTGCCGTCGGTTTAGACGGCGCACTCGACGTGGAAGACTGAAGTATATAATACCGGGTTACCTTGTCAATGTCTACGACTCTATAAAATACTATTTCGCAACTAGCTTTTACAGCCATAGACTAGCACCCCCTTCTTTTATTAATCCTCAAGCTGGCAAGTGTATGCTAATGTATTTGTTACATCATTAGCAGTTACAGTAATAGACTTAGCTGTAGCAATAGCCGTCTCGGAGCCAGCTTTATACCATTTAATAGTTCCAAGACCTCCTGCTACAACACCAGCGTCTGTAATTGACTTCTCAACACCACCCTGGAATACATGAGCAGTACATACACTCGTTCCTGAACTATTTTTGAATACTGTCCCGTTGGATGTAGTATATGTTAATGTGATTGCATCATCACCCGGATCACCCTTAGCTCCTGTAGCACCATGAGTACCAATAATAGTAGGAACAGTGTTAGATGTTGTTTTGTTAGAATATGAAATTACCTGATAACTCCACAGATATTTCTTTGTTGTATCTGTGGTCTGCATTGCTTCAGTCCAACCAGAAGTGGATGTTGTTACCCCACTGTTCGAAGATGAAGCGAGGTATTTGTTTGTTACTTTAGTAATACTTACTCCGGTATCACCCTTAGCACCGGTTGGTCCCTGCTTTGATACAGAGAATGTGAACTTCTTGTTCATGGTGACATCACCATCTAATACAATAGGGATTGTAGCTTCACAAGTTGTTGAGATTGTCTGTGTTGTTCTGAATGTAATTTTAACCTGAGAAGTTCCATTGTTTTCAACAGTAGCTGAGATACCTGTTGGACATACAATATCAGCAGCAGTTACATTAACAACCTGAACTCGGTTAGATCCCTGCCAACCATAAACTTCAGTTACACAAGTAGCACCAGAGCCTATACCACTCTGTCCACCAGTCCAGTTATATACTTCACTTGTTAAACCGACGGAATACGCGTCAGTTACATCAATAAACGTTGCTTGAGCAGTAGCTTTAACAGCCATATTATTTTCCTCCTTAATCTTAAACTATCAATTCACATTTAAAATCAATTTTTTCGTCGAAGTCATCTGGTGATAAAATGAATTTAAATCCATCCTCTTGTATACGGGAATCTGACACAGATATAACCCCATATTCGTCCTCATCAATGCGTTGCCATCTCCATTGAAGATAGGCATTATTGCCATAGACCTCTTTCATTGTTTTTGAATCTGTTATTTCTTGTTTGCCGTGATATATCGTAATTGATAAAACACTTGATATGTTCTTGTTCTTAAATGCATAACCTTTGGTCGATTGCATTGACATGATTGTCGTTATCTCGTCTTTCAACTCGTTTACCTCTTCTTTAGTAGCAACACTCTTAGAAGAGATCTTAAGACTAGATGCCTCAATATTCAATTCTCCAGTTACTGTGTTAAAGTCGAATGATGAGTTCTTACCAGTAAGTTTGAAACTTCCGTCAGCATAAGCCTGTAGTGGAGATTCATCCTTACCAGTAAGTGCACCATCACCCATCCCAATACCAGTGGTAGAAATATAAACCCCACTATTAGGGTCTTTAATGGATTCCTTACCGCTATAAATAGCATTACCGTTCATATCAAAGCCAGCAATCGTAGCCTTGAGTGCAGATAAGTCCACAACATCAATTGAAGCTGCCTGAATCTTCTGACTATTTACGTCAGTCTCAGACACACCGTTTGCCAAGTTGATAGCCTTGACAATGGAATCTTGTCCGTCTGGACCAGTGATTATAAGCCTATCAGTCTTAATCGTACCGGCAGTGATTGTGTCAGCATTGATGGACTTAATCTTTGCTGCTTCAATTGTAGCATCTGCAATCTTAGCGTTCGTAATAGCACCTTCGTGAATAGCGGCTTCTCCAATAGAACCGTCTTTAATAATTCCATTTTGAATCCAAGCGTTATTAACGTTAGCAAGGTCAATATCCGCCTTCTTAGCAATGAGTTCATCTGTTGTAATCTTACCTGCTTCAAGGGTACTAATCCTAGCTGTAGCTGCATTAAGATCGTCTATGTTAGCTTTGTTTGCATTGAGCACATTAATGTCAACTTCGTTAGCATCCAATCGTCCTTTGATAGTTACATCTTCTGCTTGAAGATTCTTAACACTAGCGTCAACAGCCTCAAATTTATCGGTCGTAAGGTCAACAAACTTGCCATATGTGGCCGACAGATTATTAATCTGAGCGTTCGTAGCGTTAAGATTAGTAATTGTCGCATAAGTAATCTCAGCAGTGGAGGCATCTAGCTTATCAGTTTTTAACTGCTGGATTTCGCCTTCTGCCGCAGTAAGCTTCCCGGTAATTGTTACATTCGTCGATTTAAGATTAGCAATCTCACCCTCACTGGCAGTGAGCTTATCTCGAATGGTTATATTCTCAGAAACTAAAGTATCAATCCTACCAGTCTGAGCCTGAAGATCTTTAATGTCTGCTTTATCAGCAACAATAATCTCAAACTCCGTAACCTTATTAGTAACTTCCTTAACAGTGTCTGTCCTAGCAGCAGGAGAAGATACATTACCAATAACTGTCGCTGAATGTTTTAAGATATTGACGAGAACTCGTTCTCCAGGTTCAGAATCAACCGCGGAAACAATGGGCGTTAAGGAATCAGAACCATCCAGTTTAACATACCTAGAACCACCATATTCGACGATTGTTCCATATATAGGGCCGGTGGTAGTATTTCGTTTGCTATCCTGTTGCATGACATCGACAAACTTAGCCACCAAATCACTAGATAGATTCATAATTCATCACCCCCATAATTTTGCTGTAAATTTTGCAGTCTCAGTTACTTTACATCCAGAAGAACAATCTATAGATTGCTTTATAACTTTGGCTTTAATGCCATTCATATATGCTCTGGAATAATTAAGTCTTACACAATCACCAAGTCTAACAGGACAATAACCATGCGAATATGAGATTGTATACTCAACAGATGATAGTTTCTTAAGAAGTGTTTTTGCGTACTCCTCAAGTTGAGCCTTTGTCGGTTCTCCTGTTAAATCCGGATTAGAGTCTCGATGGATGATCTCTCTTCCTCTATTCACTGTAGATGTTGGACTATTCTCGTCGTCATTCACCACTCGGATATTATAGTTAGCGCCATTACCTGAATATACCACTTCAACGACATTCGGTACGCCGTACAAATCATGATCCATAGATATGTCTGGATACAATATCGAACTGTTTCCATCATCATAAGTCCATACCGGCTGAAGTGATTCAATATCCTGATCTGGGACAAATATAAGCCTACTTAACTCGTCCAGACCAAAACTATATTTAGCATTTGCTATCAAGTCTGATGTGAAAGTCAACCAAGTGTCATCAGTATTTGCTACGAAGTCGTTGTATAGCTTCTCTGGGTTTGTCGTCTTAACGACCGGTGCTCGCATATGTTCTCTACAAATGAGATACGCGTTGTCCATAATGTTTTCATTCTTAAATATAGAGTATCCAAGTGGTGGTGGATTCTCTTTAAGTTCTAATAATGGGGTATAAGCATCCATCGTGATTTTCTTAACCTTACCATCAAACGATGTAGACGGAGTCTGGACAAGAAATGTTCCTAACGGATGCTTCTCTCTTTTTCCATTTTGAATTGTAATGAGATAAATACGAACATAACATTCACCAAGAGACTCGGTGGCCTCAATCGAAGCCGAACCGAGTGTCTCAGATTCACTATCTCGTTCTACCACACTCTTTGTAGCTGTTGTTATTCGCTGGTCATCCCTCCATGTTCCAGGATCAACAGTATAATATTCGAAGGTTTGTTGCATTGATGCGCCCCAATTAGGCATATCAAACACCTCCTTCAACTCTGGTAATTTCAATGGTTACTGGTATTGTAAGCTGACAATGTGTCTGACTCATAGAGACAGATACGTTTGCCCAATAGCCAGATCCAGATGGTTCACGAACATACACATCTCCAGTCCAAATCGCCAAACGTCTTAGAGCATACAAAGTCTCCTCATCGTTTTTAGGTATTTCAACCTTCCATGATGCTGTCTCACCCAACTGGGTACCGTAATAACTTACTGGCCTCTTCCTACCAACGTATTTCACAAGGGATACATCTATATCATTCTTGTCGGATACGTCAATATTATACGGAAGAATTACTCTCGATCCACTCCATGTTGGTTCGTCGGGAATCTCATCAACATTAATTTCAGATGTGATAAGATTACTCCATGATTCATTCCACTGAATAATCACAGAAGATTCCGATATCGGATAGCCTGGGAGATCTACATAGCTAACTGCGCCAGTAGCTTTCGAGGTAACGACAATACGATACCTACCGTAATCCAATGCTGGATGCGGATCGGTAACATATATATTGCTTGTGTTGTCAAGATTCGTCGCTATCTCGATAAATTCGCCGTTATAATCTCGACGATAAACACCAAGTGTTACGCCTTCTACTAATATTTCAGGAGTCTCTTCTTCATCTTCATCGGAATCAGATGGAGTCTCTGTAGTTTCTTCAGCTGTTGTTTCTGGTGTTTCTTCGTCTGGAAAATATTCATCAGGAGTGGTGAAACAATATGGTCTTATCGAACACGAATAAGTATCTTCGTTATAGATGATCTCAGCATCTGGGCCATATTCTTCTTCAATCCAATCAACGGTAAATTCTGACTCTGCTTCAGCAGTTAACCCGGAATTCATAGTGACGATACAATGAACTTTGTATGTCTTGCCATTTTCTAAATCAATATTATTCGCAGATAATTCAGCGAGTAATTGAGTCTTTATATCGAAGAATTTAGAATATACTTCCTCATTTGCACTCACAAATTTCTCATTACCTATCTGATCTTCAGTCTCGTAATCTTCCGTAGATACAACGGTTAGATGGTATCCGATAGGGGATTGAGACTGTGGTCCAGGTATACCTTTAACATACAAAGGAAAAGACGATAATGTTTCAATATCCTCGTCGTTAGTGTTTGTTAGATGTAATTCAAGTGTCGGCGGAGCATAAATATCAATAGTTCTCTGAACAGACCAATCACCATACACTCCAGTAACACCAGCAGTTCTAACTCTCCATTGAATTGTAGCCCCATCACTATATGCATTCGTATCAATTGTGTATTGATATGTTGTTTCTTCGTCCTCATCTTTAGGCGTATAAGTAAAATCTTTTGGACTCTTATCAACACCATTTACACGTAATTCTAAATCAGCTTTTGTTGCTTTAGATCCGTCGTTAGTATTGTGTACCCAATATAAAATTACTTTCTCGCCGACAATCGCTGTTGTTGATGATGACCAAGTTGTCGGTGCTGCTGGTTTCTGACCAACTTTACAAGATTTTATAGGAGTCCATCCCGATTTTCCTTGCTCGTTTACAGCTCTTACTCTGAAGAAATATTCATCACCATTATCAAGACCAGAAATAATTGCTGTAGTACCGACCTCTATAGTCTTACTTGAAACTTGCTCCGAATTTGTATTAAAGTATGCTTTATTGATCGTATACTCTACTTCATATCCGGTGACATTTGACACTGTAGACCATACACATTTAATTTCTGTGGCGGAAGTCGCTTCCAAAGATGTTATGGATTTTGGTGCATTAGGTATAGTCGTTACTTCAGAGGAGAAATCAGACCAATCACTGTATAAAGTGCTAACAACTTTCTTGTTTTTATATATCTCACGAATAGCTCGACATTTAACTTTATACTTTCCTCCAGCATCAACATTCCATGAATAAGAAGCCGTCCTTTGAACAACATTAGCTTTATCCTGCTTAAAGACTTTACCGCTGTTATTCTTGACAACATAGAATTCAATCTTTGTTGGTTTGTTAACACCGGTATCTAAGTTTTCAACTTTAGCTGTTAATTTGTACTTATTCATCTCAAGTGATGGCACAGATGGTTGGTCTGGTTTCTGACTTTTACTGAATTGAACTATTTTGTCTTTTGACCATTTACCAGTCCAATAATGTACATCTTTGGTTGTCTTCTTTTTCTTTCCTTTGACTTTTTTGGTTGTTGTAACCTTATGGGTCTTGGAAATTGGTTTGACGTTAAACTTAACGCTGGTAGCATTAGATGGTGGATTATATGTTGACTGTTTTCTAGTTTCCGTTGAATCTGAGCCAACAAACCAAACACCATCGCCAGTAGAATAATACCATACACATCGGTATTCTTTTACATGAGATCTAGTAAATCGCCAAGTAGCGAATACTGTATTTTCAGAGTTTGACTGAATACCCATTCGACTTATTTTTGGTGTTAAAGAATTATTCTTCTTTTTCTTAATCTTTTTGCCTTTTGTATTCTTGAGCGATAAAGTCTGACCGATAAATAACTTATCTATATTTTCAATATCATTTATCGCACCTAAACGTTGGGCTGCCGCAATAGCAGTAGATCCATAGTTATATGTAGAATTGAATTTCCAAGCGATTTCTGATAAAGTATCGCCCAGAACTACAGTATAAATATCATCAGCCAAACTTATCGCCTCCTTTCTATTCTGGCTGCTCTGAATATGGTTTCAACAACATCTGAAATACCACTTCCGTCGTCATAAGTAACACCATTAATACTATTGTAAGTATTACCAACGTTACCCATATCTTTACGAAGCTTATTAATAGCAGATACTACGTCATCAATATTTCCATTTTGACTGTTTTCATCCATCAATGTCTTAATCGCCCTGATGTTAGATGTTGGCGAAACCATAGGATTGCTAAACAAACTTCCTATGGTCGCAGCCTGATCTTTTACGTCTGACAGATCAACCACTGGACGAATTGTCGGTGTGGAATTAATACCCATATCAACTAAATTTGCCGCAGACGAAATTGCAGATGAAATCGATTGTGTAGCCATTTCGCCCATACTACGTCCAGCTTTAGATACTTTCTTAGTCATGGATTGAGTACCTATAACAAGACCTTCACCAAGCCATTTACCTGCTTTAATAGTATCTTTAGACGGTGAATTTGAATGCTGACCATCTTTTTCACCCCGAACTGCGGCTCTACCTAAAGCATAACCTGCTGAATAAGCTGCTGATACTTTGGAGTTAACACCTGAGATCAACCCAGCTCCAAGATATGCGCCGTTAGCGTACATTGTTCCATATCCGGTTTTCGAAGCAGATGCTGCTGAAGTAGCAAGGGCTCTAGCCGCAGATACTGCGCCACTCTTTTTAGAAGATATACCTTTAATGAACTGCAATGCTAATTTACTACCGGACGCATTAAATGTTGATGCTTTACCGGTGATGGATTTCTGCATCGAACTAACCATGCTCGTAGCTGCTGATGTGACGGCACCTGAATTAGACTTAATTCCGCTGGATAATGCCTTTGTAAGTTTAGTACCGGCGCTTGTAATCTTACTTGTACCTTTACTAAACGCAGAAGCTACCTGACTGACATTGGTCTTACCTAATTCAGAAATAGCAGATTTGAACTTGGATACACCACTTGTATCTAGTCCAGCAAGACTCGAGATGAATGATTTAAGTCTATTTGCTGCTGTTATTGAACTAGACACTGTGCCGGCGTTCAAACCGGATACCGAATCACTATATGATTTGATAGATTTACCAAGACTAGCTACTTTGAAGTTGCTGATTCCGGATGTATCTAAATCAACAATACTCTTAGCAAAGGCAGCAATTCTTTTAGCTAATGTTATAGATAAAGAGATCTTGCTTGTATCAGCTTCTGCAACAGAATCGCCGAATGATTTCATGGCTGTGCCGAAGGCTGAAATCTTAGTTCCAAACTGCTTAAGATTCATCTTGCCATCGAACCAATGTTCTTCTGGTAATGCTTTCTGAAGAGCAGATAGCATCTGACCAGCGTTTACAGCATTCTGAATAGCAGACATGTCGACAGCGTTTTCTCCAGATAAAGAACTTGATGCAGTCTTTAACTGTGACGCAAACGTTGATACTTGAAAACCGAAATTACCAAGGCTCTTAGATCCAGCTAAAGCTTGTAGTAAACCATTTGCCGGTTCGACAGTAGATTGTAATTTGGTAAACATCAAACCTATATTAGCTATAGATTCAAGATTTGTTAATCCTTCAGCAGATATACCAGCGACCGCTGTAACAGCTGCACGTATTGAATACGCATATGTAGCAACTTGAGTACCAAGTGTTCCAATATCTTTAGATCCAGCTAAAGCTTGTAATAAGCCATTAGCGGGAGATACTGTAGATTGTATTTTTGTGAATGCTAAACCTATATTAGCTATAGATTCAAGATTTGTTAATCCTTCGGTCGGCATACCAGACACAGCGTATAATGCCATTTTGATTGAATTGACATACGATGTTATTTGTGTTCCTAGATCACCTAAATCTTTCGAACCCATTATAGCCTGTTTAAGACCCAATGCTGGTTCTATTGAAGATTGTAAGGATGTAAACACTTTACCGACATTAGCTAATGATTCAAGGTTTGTTAGATTATCCGTTGAAATACCTGATACAGCTGATATTGCGTTTTTTATGTTATCAACAAAAGCCGAGATCTGATTACCGAAATCACAAAGATTCTTTTCGCCAGTTATAGCTTGTAGTAAACCATTTGCCGGTTCGATTGATGATTGTAATGATGAGAAAATTTTACCAACATTAGAGATTTTCTCTATTGCAGTTGTATCGACACCACCAGATTCATTAAGCTTGTTAGATACTCTAACTAGAGTACCAACAAGTATTTCAACGTTCTCAGCAAACTGTTTCATCGGATCTTGACCGAAGTTTAAGAATCTCGAAATACCCTCGAAAATACTAGCGGCACTTATTTCGGTGATAACGTCAGCTAATGTCTTAACGCCATCAAAAGATGAACTATCAATTCCACTGAAAGTATTTACAAATGACTTAAGATTCTCAGCAATCTCTGGTAATCCGGAAGTAGCGCCAGCAGTAAATCCACCGACAATGTTTCCGAAGAATGCACCAAGACCATAACCAAGTTTCTCAAGAACCTGAATACCTCCATCAAGGAATTGCTGAGCTCCAGGTATCAAATCTACAAGTCCAGCTACACCAACCAATACCGATGCAGCTGCACCAACAGCTAACATTAATTGAGCTGCTCCGGTAGCTGCTGGACCTGCTATCGCACCAATTGGAGCAAGAATAGCACATGACGTCGACAATGCAATAAGCACCATAGATAATGCTTTTGTAGTTTCCAGATCGGCTTTTAAGTCATACTTATTAAGTAATCCAAGAATGACTCCCACTCCACCCATAACTAATGTGAGGACTGAGATAGCCGCTAAAGCTGATCCACTAACAGAAGAAACTGTACTAAGTATCTTCGTAGCAGCCGCTAAAGCTATTAAAACACCCGATAATGTTGTAGCGTTTGTGACTGATGCATTTAAATCATACTTGTTAAGTAAACCAAGTATCAATCCAATAGCACCCATTACCGCAGTAAGAACGCCAATAGCCACAAGAGCATTTGCACTTACTGGTCCAATTTTACTCATGATAGTCAAAGCTCCAGCCATTGACAACAACATGGTGGATAATGCTACTGCTGATCCGATTGTAGCTTCTGCTGGAAGACTTGCTAGTATGTAACAGATACCAGCTAAAGCTGCAATAACTGCAACCATAATTGCTAATGACTTACCAGATCCAACTATCAACGGTGTCGACTTTGACATGATAGCAAACATACCCATCAAAGTAGACAGACATATAGTTGCCCCAGCGAGTTTCTTTGTATCAAGTAAAGATAACAGAGCTACAGCGCCCGCCATAATAGCAATAGCTGTTGTCATGACTATAAGATTCTTCATACAGTCACTTGCCCCTCTGGTAGCCCAGATCATAGCTGTAAGCATTACTGATAATAATCCAACGGCTGTCAATCCTTTAACCAAACTAGCTATATCAACCATACTGAGCAGTGCACTAACGCCTGCCATGATACCAATAGCTACAGCCATGGCTGTTAATGTTCCAGCCACTTTACCAGCGCCAGGGCCAGCCGTTTTTACAGCTTTAACCATAGCGATCATTAAAGCTCCGAACGCTACTACAGCAGCGGTACCTTTTATTATCTCGCTTGCTGAGAGCATACCGACAAGTTTCATCACGCCAACCATAAGTAACATGGATACAGACATTGATAACAGCAGTCCACTAACCTTTGCTATCGAACTTCCAGAATCCATTTTGACGGAATTCACTAACGTCTTAACGAATAATACAAATGCTCCAGCGAATACTACGCCTTTGAGCATTTCAGATGCTGATAACTGCCCGGCTAGCTTAATAACTCCCATCATCAGCGTCATAGCGAATGAAACAGACAACAGTAAAGCACTAAGCTTAGTCATTCCAGTTCCACGATCAGCACTTACGGCTTTCTTTATACCATATACAAACAACACGAATGCTGCCGCAAATGCAGCGCCTTTAAGCATTTCTTCAGCAGATAAGTGACCGGCAAGCTTAACGACACCTACTATCAGTGTCATAGCGAAAGCCATCTTAATCATCATACCGCCGAGCTTATCAACACTCTTACCGCCGATTGACGTGATCTTAGTTAATGCTGCAACAAAAGCCACAAAACATACAGCAAATGCAACACCTTTTTTCATCTCTTCAGGAGAAAGCATACCAACCAGTTTGACAACAATAGCCATAAGAAGCATAGCTGTAGCCATCTTCTTTATCATCTTTCCTGCTTTGTCGATGTTCTGAGCAGACTTACCTTTGACAAAGGTTCCGAATGCGGCGAAGACAACTGCTATAGCAGCGACGACACCAGCTAATCCAATGAAGCCTTGTTTCATCTCATCTGGATTCATTCCTCCCAACATTTTGGCAGTTGTCGCTATGAGTAATATACCAATCCCAATACTGATTAAAGATGTTTTTAGTCCCTTAACGCTAAAACCTCTATTGCTCTTTTCTAAAGCAATTTCCGAACTAGCAAATTTATTCATCGCCACAGCGAGTCCGACAAGTATTACTGCAAGAAGTCCAATAACAACAACTCCTTTTGCTAATTGAGCAACGTCAAGCTGAGCTAGTACATAAACAGCCGCAGCAAGAATAGCAATAGATATAGCCATATCTTTCAAAGCACTAGCTTTCATTTGCCATGCTTTAGCATTAAGAACTTTAGAGAAGCTCTTAATTACTTTGGAAGTATTCTTAAGAATTCTCTGAACATTCTTTGTAGAGGCTTCAATCACTCCACTCGCTGATTCAAGTACAGAACCGAGACCTTCGAACGGACTTGCGAATTTGTCGAGAATATCGCCTATTCTTTTAACGACTAATCCTAAGCCGATTGTAGATGCCACAACGAATACTTTATTCCAATCTACATCGTTTACTGTCTCATAAAGCTTAGAAGCTATTATTTTTGAAATATCAATAATTTTTCCAAGACCGTCTTTAATGCCGTTAACAAGACCTTGAATGACATTTAATCCTATCTCATACATTTTCGTGGATGGGGAATGAATTCCGAGAACGCCTTTAATGGCGTCGAGAATACCCTTACCTATTTCAATAAGAATACTAGGAATTGTATGTACCCCGTCTTTCAATCCATTCTTTAATCCTTCTAGAATATTGTTACCCACTTCCGTCAGATCAATATTTTCTATCTCCTTAAAGAATTTTTGAACTTGTGGTAATTCGCTGATTGTATCGATTAACTTTTCAAATAAACTAACCACCATTTTGACGCCAGAAGCTAATACTTTGAAACTACTGGTAATCAAATTGTTGCTAAATAAAAAGTCCCTGATAGATATTATAAAATCACCAGCAATAGCTGTAACATCTAACAAACTAAGTCCGAATATATTTAGAACCGCAGAGATGCCCTTAAGTGTTAATTTTAAACCGCCTCCAGTTATTGTTGTGATTATATCGAGTAGAGCGAATACTCCTTTGAATGTCCTTTTGAGCTTGTCAGCTGTCTCATCAGTCATAATTAAAGAACGTGTGAACTTATGAAACGCTGCAATTATGTTGAATAAATCATCAGCACTCATCGGATCAATGACTTCTTGCCATCCATCTCCAATAGCTTTGAAAACTTTAACAATGCTTTGTCCTATGTTCTTGAATGAGTTTATTAATAATAATCGTCCATTAAGTTTGTCTATATTAAGTATAAATTCGTCTATGGGAATACCAAGTTTTTTTGCGGTTTCTTTAAGCTCATTTATCGAAGCTATCTGTTTGTCAGTATACCCTTTCGATTTTAATTGAGCCTCAGACAATTGGGTAAGGTTCAGAATTTGCATTTTTTGAGCCCTTGTAAGATTGTCTGTTTCTTTAGACTCTTCTTTTGTTTTTGTAGTTACTTTGTTTTTTATTCCAAGTATCTTATCTTGAGAAGCAATCTGTTCTTTAGTATAACGAAAACTATTGCCGAGGGTTTCGTTAACTTTATTCTGCACTCGATAATAATTCTGTCCAGCTTTGGTTAAAGCCTTGAAACGATCTTCTCCATTACCGAATTTACCAAGTATTACTTTATCTACGACATTTCCTAATTTTGAAACTGTATCGACCGATTTCTTAATAGTCTCGGAAGTCTTTTTAACTGGTTCTACAATCTTCATAATCTTATCAGAAAGACTTGTAAATCCTTTGCCAAGAGCGCTCTCAAGTAAGCTATTTCTAGCGTCAGACATTTTGTTAATAAATCCACTAATAACATCATTAACACCAGTCCATAAGGATTTAGCTTCCTCGAAATCACCAATAATAATACGCCATGTGGTAGCCCACCCAGTACCAAGAGCTTCACCGACTGTACCTATCAACTGACTAAACGTCTTAACTTTAGTGGCGGCATCAGTCATGGATTTATCATTGGCGAATTTCTCCATTGTTTTCATGAAGACATCGGTGCTAAGCCAACCTTCTTTCAAACTTTCTCGGAAACTACCATTTTTCTCGATTAACGAATCAACGTCTATACCAACTGATTTGGCAGTTTCCTTGAACGCATTCTGAAAATTCTGACCGGCCATGCCTGAAGTATGTTCAATCGACATCCAATCCTGAAGTCTAACGCTGCCTTGTGCTAGGGCTTGACCAAGCTGAAATGTAGCTCTTGACATATCAGAAGCATTAGCTCCAGCATACGCAGCCCAGTTACCGATACCTTTGATTGAAATCATCGCTTTTTCGAGGCTACCTTTACCAAGTGCGGCAGTAAACGTGCCTGCATTTTGAGTCATTTCAGCGAAATTATAAATTGTCAAATCGGCATAATTATTAAGTTCGTCAAGAGCTGCATTAACAGTTTTAACATTTTCGCCGGTATTTGCCATTATTGTCTGAACTGAGTTGATTTGTAGTTCATACTCTTTTAAACCATCAGTTATAGGGGTAGTTGTCAACGCTGAAACCATTCGTTTACCTAGATTTACAGCTGAATTTGTGATATTAGCTAAGGCGGTCATACCCATAACTTGTAGTGCCGAGAATTTAGCAGTTACGGATTCGACACCACGGCTAAGTCCATTCATATCAACATTTTTAGATGCTTTATCAAGGTTGTCCAGCCCTTTGGCGGCACCAGATAGATTTAACTTTTGCTTTAATTTATCGATTGTCGACATACTGGTCTGAACATTACTCTCAAACTGTTTGTTATCAAATCGCATCTCAACGACTCTACTGTCAACAGTCGTACTCATATCTTAGTAACCTCCTTCCAAGCTTCATCAGCAATTCTATCAAAAACTGGTTGAATAGCCGGATTGATATAATCTCGACCCTGAACCCATCCGCCAGTTCCAGTTCCATGTCCATACTGCAAGATAACTGCAATAGGAACACCTTTGTTAATGTTTGAGTTTTTATAGACTATAGAAACAGAGCTTCCTTTACGTTCTATTTCATAAGTCCACGAACTGGCTGTTAAACCAGTTTCTGTCGGCGTAGCAGACGCAAGGGCGGCCACTCCTTCTCGGCCGTACTTATCTAACACGCCGAGTTTTGCAGCTTCTTTAAGTCTTTCAAGATATCGAGAAGCCTTAGAGAAATCGCCCTTTTGTCTAAAAGTTATCAAACTGCTACCTCCTACTTGGAAGTCCATTTATTCAAACCATCAGGTTTGATAAGTAGACCTTTCTTTGCGAGTGCGAATAACGCGTTTTTAACTTCTGTACTATCAGCATTAGCTGCCGCAATCTTACCTAAATTATTACTGCCAGCACCAATTTCTCTGTTATGTAAGAACTCCGTAATGGATTTAACGTCGTCGTTCTTCAACGTGCTAAAATATTTGACGCCGGCAACTCTATCTTTTGTGTAGTCTTTTTCTACTGTTTTCTTTTTAGCAGTCTCTACTGGTGTCAAGAACAATTTCTGTTCTGCGACTCTACGACGAGTAAGACCACGATATACTTTGCCGCCAGCTTTGTTATACTTAAGCATAGCTGTTGAAATCTCTTTTCTACTTCGAGTTCCATTATTAGTAAGCTGTTTGATAGAGCCGATGTTATAAGCAAACGAAACTAAAGCGTCGATTTCATTCTGGTTCCACTTGTATGTGTTGTTGTACTTCATTACAAGAGGAAGATACTTCTGGTTCAACGATTTAGTAATCCATGATTCTGCTGTAGCCTGAGAAATCGTAAGTCCAGATTTAATAGTTGTTTTGGTGATACTCTTGTCGGAGTTTGTGATACCATAACCAATGGTCCACACCCCCACTTCATCTTTGTAGGCTTTCAATCTACATCCTTCGAAATCTTTTACGAGATCGATACACTTTTTGCTTACTGTAGCCATTTCTATCACCCCTTAGTATGTAATTGTTTTCGCCGAGCAGCATTCAACTCAGCATTTTGTCTAAGAATTTGGTTTCGACTCATTTTCTTTGGTGGTGAATTTTTAACACTACATACCCTTATCAAAGTGAAGAGTCTTTTAATATGCCATTTTTCAAACTCGACAGGAATATTGTTGGCTATCATCCAATAATAAATAAGTTCAGACGTAGTCTGCTCTCCGTTATTTTTTGACTCGCTACGTTTAGGAAATGTTGTGGCGGTCATCGAATCGTTCATGTATTCTCGAATTTCTACAATATTCGATTGAGTTAATCGGTCGTACACTTTAGAATCAATATTCTTATCGAGTGTCATACATTTTATATAATCTATTGTTTCATCAAGAGTCAGCTCCTTATCAGTTAGAAAAGGTTTATGCCATTTTGACTCCCACTTAGAAAGAGCGATGAGTGAATGCTCTAAGTGCAACACCTGCTCTTTCTCAACAGTTTGATAGACAAATTCTTCTTTGACTTCATCCCATTGTTCCGATTCGGTAGCCGGTATTGTTATAGTAAGCATCACTCATCCTCCATTGTTTTCATATTTAATTAAACAACTGGAGCAATCCCCTGTTTAGCTGCTTCTGCTGCAACATCAGCTGGGATAATTCCATTCACGAATTCTGCTGCTTTGTCAGCATCTGTAGCTAATTCCATGAACAAATTAGAGTAAGCTTCTGTCTGAGAGAAAGCTGTTGAAAGCTCATTGGATTTAATGAATCTCTTACCATCTGGAGATTTCTCGCCATAAGCCTTAAGGATAAGATCCTTGAAAATCTTAATAATAGATGGTGAATCCTGAGCTGCTACAATTGCCTGAACCATTTCGGCGTATCCGCCTGAAGTGCTCATCTCCATTTCCATAAGCTCTGCCTGGCTAAGATTGAAATAGAATGATTCAGTTCTCTCAGTTCCGTTATAATCCTTATAAGTAATTTCCTTCTTTAACATAGTTTTTCTCCTTTCATTTTTAGAAACAAAAAGACCCCGCCTACATAGACAGGGTCCTAATGGTATTTAATTTACGCCGCAGCGCCTTCGATAATAGACTTAATTTCATCTGGTAATGGTAAGCGAGCTTCTGCTGTTGAACTACCATACAGAACGTCCTCAATAGCTTTCATCTTAGTTGCGCCAAGTTTAACAGAATTAAGGGTAAGAGATGCTGTAGGTTTGAATCCAGTTACATTAACAGGTGTAGTTGATACTTCCCAAGAGAAAGTAATAGCTTCTGGTGAATCGTTTACGGTAGCGTATGCTTTCTCGGATGGAGCAGCAAGACAACCGTATACAATATGAAGCTTGTAACCATATTCATTACCTTTAACATCATTACCGAGTGAAGTTCTGTAACTAAGACCAAATGGCTTACGATCCTGCTGACCGATAGTAACACCTTCAACAAGAGATCCAGAACCGTCGCATTCTGCAAATTCGTCCGGATATGTATAAGCTTCAACAGTGGCTTTGAATTCCTCTGTAGAAAGAAGATTCAAATACTTAATATCATCAGCATATAATGGAGTAGGTTCTGCTCCCTCTGGAGATTCAGTTACAGCTGTAAGACCATTCCAAGCTATGCCTTTTGGGTATGTGCCGTTATCGTCCTGTGGGTAAAAAACTCCCTGTTTTACACCGGTTTCATAAAGTCTTTTACCGGCATCGTCCCATGTTAATCTCTGAGTAGCCATTTATTTGCCCTCCTTTAAAAATATAAACTAAATGTATCATGATTAAGATTGTCAGATTTGTAATATCTATCATAAGAGCAATACGGCAAACCTAACAACTTATCAAGAACTGGATCGTCGGGTTTCTTAGATATGACTGTTACGTCATACCTATTGATTTTAGAATACTTAGTGTCATTGGCACTAGTAGTCTTAACATTACTTTTGGAGTATACAATAGCCGGATACTCCATTTTGACGGTTTCGGGAGGCTGGTAATAAACCTGTCTACTACCAAGTAACTCTTCTAACTTACTCTGAAGTTCAATCCGTGTTCCCATTGTAGACACCTCCTATTGTAAGATTTAATCGAGGGGGCTTGATGTCTATATCAGTGATCTTCCATCTAGCTCCCATGATTTCAGCGTACGCCATATGTGAGCAATTCTCATAAGCAAATGGATCGGCTATAATGCTAATCACACTCGTGAGATTGATGTCATCGTTGACATTGCCTGACAACTGACGCATATATTTATCACTGATTAGATCCCCGTAGTAATCTCTTGCGACAATAGTATCTTCCCACACGCCAGGCTCAGTTTCTCCTGTTATAGCATAGCCGATTTTACCAAACCATTTACTCATAATATTTCACCTAGGCAGATTTAGCTGTGGCAAGATCAGCCTGTGTAGCTGTTGTACCGTTAGTCTTAGCATAAGTAACTGTAGCAACCTTGCTTACAACTTTGAAGCTGATAGGTTTATACATTACTCCTGTATCAACAATAATCAGCCCCCTAACAAACAGGTCTTCCAGAACGTCAGCTGAAACCTTGGTTTTGAAACCTTCTTCCAAGTATGCATAACCGTCAGATTTTACATAAACCTTGGTTGCTGCTTCATACATTGTGTCATCATGATGAAAAATTCTATCCATAATAAATCCCTCCTAATATTCGTATATTACGCTACGGGTTCTTCGAGAGCGATAGCAGAGTAAAGTTTGATAAGAGAACCAGATAAACGTGTCTCGAGCATATATTTATATCTGTTGAAGTCCATATCGAAATCCTCAAACTTAGTAACTTCCCCACCCTTTGTAGAACCAAACTGATAGTCAGCGAGGTTTACAAACAAACCGAGCATCTTATGTTTCTTACCAGTGCTGTCTTCTCTCTGAAGTCCTTCGAACTGCTCTACAGTGTGGATTTCACCAACGTTAAGAGCTGCTGCAAGATCTGACTTGGAGTCATAGATTCTACGACCATTCAGATCACGAGCTAATAACATAACGTTTAACAGATGTGGCGTACAGTAAAGATCCGGTGTTCCAGAACCTTTGAATTTTTCACGAGAGTATAAAGCCGCCTCAATCATAGCTTCAGCCTTGATATAATTCTCGCTGAAATTTGCTCCAGTATTTGTTCCCTGGAGTTTAGTCTTCGCTGCTTCAAAGTCTACATCCTGATGAATACAATATAATTCGTCATCATGCCAAATGGAACGGATATGATCTTCGTGAATCTTATCAGGGTCTCCTTCTTCACGACCATCACCGACTAAAGCCGCCATAGCAAGAGTCTCATTAAGAATATGGCGCATGAGATTCCACTGATATGCCACTACATCGAAATCAGTGATATCAATAATGTCATCACGATGCATATCGTCCTTAATGTAGATAGTCTGAGGATCAGTTGTTCTTCCAATCATCTTGATATCTTCCATGTTCTGTTTGTAGTTACCTTTTTTCTGGTAACCTTTAGCTTTCAGCTCAGCAATTCGAGCATCTGCCTGTCTTGTACGAATACGGCTGTATGGAGATTTATGAATCTTAGAAATTGCTGCTGCAATCCAGCTCTGGTCTCTTTCCAGTGTCTCAGGTTCGCCTTTCTTAAGCAGCTCGTACTCTGGGAATAATTTCTCAGTATCAGCATCAGTGAATACACCGTGCGCGAGAGTATCACCAAAGTTCTCCTCAGCATAAATTTCCATAGCTGTTTTTAGACTACCTACACCACTCTGTTTAGCTAAAGAAATAATAGCTTCCTCATCGGAGTGGCTAAGTACATTTGGCTGCTGCATTTCTTCTTTATCGAATACGTTATGCTTCATTCCATCTTCCTCCTCGTCATCATCATTACTATCGTCATCAGATACGCCATTCTCTTCAAGAGCATGGCCGACCATTGCATACATGGCCTCTTGCTGTTCTTCGGTCATACTATCAATAACTTCCTGTATTGTTTTTTTAGATCCAGAATTTTCAGGTGCTTTATTATCGTCTCCCATATCCGGTTCTCCTTTCTTTTCTTTAGGCTCATCAGAGTGATAGAGCATGATGTTCTCATCATAAGAAGCATACATAGTATCCTCTTCACCTTCACTGTGAGCCATTACAAAGTCTACATATGCTCCAGGATTAGCTCCGGATAATACAAGACTAAGTTCTCTAATATTCCCATGCATTACATCAGAACCAATCTGTTTAAGCTGGTTAGCCCAAATAGACAAGGATCTAATATCCCCGTTCTGGAGTAATTTCTTAGCATGTTGCCCCTGTTCAGTATCATTAAACTTACCATATGCATAAACGCCGTCATCACGGTTTTCAAGCATGGCATGACCTAATACAGCATTCGGGTCATTATGTTCATGATTCCAAACTAATGGGACTTTGCATCCATCATTATCTTTGAATGCGTCTCTGCGGATTGTTCTTCCATCACTACACTTTAAATCGTTTCGTGTAGCCCATCCGCCAAAGTCATAACTACCCATTTTGAATTTCTCCTCCTTCTTCAGAATCTTCAGTCATTTCATCATAAGGCAGCATAGTTTGGTCTGGCTGACTTATATTACTGTTTGTAAGTTCATCTGCCTTAGGATCATCAGATGGTTTCATTCCGATTACCTGCCTTATCTCGTTGGATGTCATAATCTCATTTCGAGTAAACTTATCAGCGATTTCAGCTATTTCATTAACTGGAACAAGCTTGAATGGGTTTGTGAAATAGGAGATCGACTGTCCCTGTGACCGAGCTGTTTTAGTGAGAAACTTTCGTTTCATTTCGTTCACAATTGCTGACAGAATAGGCTCAACTGTCCTATTATTATAGTTCAGCATAGTTTTTTCATCGGCGGTTCCATTGAGAACCTCTTGCGTAATACCTAACTGGCTATACACCATATTAGTTAAGTATTCTATTTGCTTTAGAAGATTGTTTTCGAGTGATCGATTTAACTGGGTTATCTTCTCAGTACCATCAGCATAAGCTATTCCATACTTAGAACCAGCTAACTGTTCTTCGAGATCCTGTCGTCGTCGATTAGCCTGCTCACGCCTTGCTTCTGTTTTAACAACATAAGGTAACTGTATAATTAAGTCCAACTTACCGGATGCCGTTTGTTCATCTGTCACATCCAGTAAAGCCAGCTTTCTTTTTAACCTTTGCATGGTTGAGTTATGCTCATTTACAACTGCATATAATGGATTCTCAATAATGCCAACTTGTTTCTTTGGTAGAAGAATATCTTCTTTCTCGCCAGTCTTATCGTTATACACTCGAACTCTTACGTGTTCTGGATACCAATCTAAAATCTTTCCAGTTCGCATAGACAATATGTCATAAGAACTTGTGATCTTTGGATTGATTGTGGTGTCTACTGGTACTATAGCAACGCAGCCCTCATCAAGCATAGACATAACTACATCCTGAATAAATGCTCGTCCAGTCTGATCGATGTTAGCCTCTGTACTAAGACACTCATTAAGATTTGACTTAATATCTTCTATGTATCTATTGTTTTCGTCGAGTCTGCAATGTTTGATGTCTATTCCAGCGACATCGAGAGCAATACGGTTAAATATTGAAGTTATGATAGACCGTTCATTTCCTCGAGAAAGTCTGGGTCTATCTGGTCTGCTAGAATAACTCGATCCTTTAGGTATAAAAGTTGGATCTTTATTCATAAAAGCATTAAAGGCGTGTTTCAGCCTTGTTCCAATATTAATTTCCATTTTGATTTTCTCCTTTTATGGTTAAGCGACAGAGAGCTACTCGCCGTCACCTCTCGGTTTTCGCTCTATAGATTTGCCGCTTTTAAGCTAATCTTCTTTTTACATAATTCTTTCCCGAATCTTTATGTTTTTTACTCATTTGAGAAATATTCTTACCTTTAAACGTCTTATCCATCTGTTTAGCCCACTTCTGAGCTTTACGCTGAGCACGAATGTAATCAGTTTGAGCTTTACCCGCTTTCATATCGCGACGTTCAGATTTATCTTTGTACTTGTTGGCTTTGAACCGAACTCTATCAGCCTTAACCTGAAGCTTAGCCGCTTTCTTCTGATTCGGAATAAATCCGTATTTCTTCTTATCAGCTTTACGCTGGTATTTATCAGCCGTGGCCTGTAACTTTTTGTACTTGGCAGACACTCCAGTATTAGCTTTAACTGTGGCTTTCTGAGCTTTAGCTTTTGCAACTTCCACTCGTTTGTCAAGCTTATTTCTTTTAGCCACAGCTTTACCGTATGACTGGGCAACTCTACCTCTATGTACCCCCCATTTCATACCGAGAACACCATAATGCATTAATTCGTTATCATTCATCATTAATCGTCACCTCTATTCGAGCTCTACACCTTCAACCTCAGCTCTAACTTCTAAACAGCGGATATACTCACCCATATATCGCTTCTGCTCAAGAAGTAATGCTTTAGTGCATTTTGGAGTGAAGTCGAGTGTTCCGGCATCCAACTTAATGAGCATCTTTCGTAATTTTTCATAACGAATCTTTACCTGAAGATACTCGGCTTTTAATCTCTCTTTATAATTGTCACTATTCATGAGATCAATGGTTTCTTTTAATTCCATGTTAGCCTCCTTACTCAAAAGCTTCTCTATTAATCTTGAAGGCGACATAAGCATCCATCATAGCTGCGACAGCATCTATCTTATGGTCATATCGATTCTTCAAAAGTTTTCGGTTTCCATTTGTATCTTCAAGGGTGATACAGTTACCCATTGTAAATGTCATTAAGTCTTCATCGAATAGAAGCATTCTCTCTTCGGCAAGTTTCTTCAACTCACCAAGAGGAACAGACTCAGTCTTAGCTCCTTGAATTACTTTAACAATTCCGAATGGACCATTCTCTCGTTCCCATCGCTCAACAAACTCTCGAGCATTGTATGGGTCATAACCAAAGCATCGAACATCGTATTCTCTTTCAGCGATATGATTATCTAAGTCTTCATAAACGTCCATCATATCCAAAACAGTTTTAGGCATAACTATTAAGCTACCTTCTTTCATAAACTCGTCATACTTGATTCTCATAGCAGACGGCAATTTCATAAGTGTTAACTCTGTTATGTAATTTCGAGTCTTGATTCCAAATGATCCATCTCGTAATGGGAACATAAATGTGAAAGCACAGAAGTCATCACCCTGCGATAAATCGACCCCAAGAGCACAAGACATCTGCCAGTATTCTTTCTTTCTATGAGGGAGCGTTTCTTCGTAAGTGAAGAAGTATGTATAACCCTCCATAGGTATACCGAATCGTTTTGCAAGGATATCGTTCCTTGCTGCTGGGTTCTTTTCTGCTCTTTCTACATCTAACTGATAAGTATCATATGTAACAGTCTTTCCGATGTTAGGATTTGCTTTGAGCCATGTTGCCGGATCGGATACTTCATCGATGGAATCAAGTTTGTACCAGAAGATAGAAGTATGAGGAGCATTGTACTCGCCCTTAAGTATCTTCATTAATTCCATTTTGATTGTGTCACCACTACCATTACGGACTGTACCCTCTGAACTAATAGCGATAATCAGATAGTCGTCATTCTTACCGCCACTTTGTTCTTTTGCAGCACCCTGTTCAAGAGCGCCGATAACATCTTCTCGAATGTCTCCAGATAGCCATTCATCGACAGTTGCAACTTTAACTCGTAAACCCTGAAGCTTATCAATTGACATCGGTCTGACTTCAAGAAGTGAACCTGTCAGAAAATTCTGAATTCCTTTCTTAGTCGAAGCCAGCTTAACACGATTTGCCTTAGATCCAGTCGTGTTCTGGATAGAACCTTCAGTTAAGAACTTATAGAGTGGGCCTCTCGACCTTGTGATCGCGGTTTTTATCGGAGACATAACTTCTTCAGCCTGGGCCATCGTCGGGGCCGTAGTAACCTGATGAGTTGTTGCTGTATCAACATTCAAGAAGTAATTCTGTATACAACTTGCGTACATTGATTTAGCAGCACCTCGAGCTACGATCAAATACTGTTTAGTAATCAATCGTTTCTTAAGTGTTTTGGTTACATAATGTCCACCATGCCCATCTGGATCTGGTTCATAGATACTTCGATCAACAAAGTAATACCAGCCAAATATTTGCTCGGCCCAAAGTTTGAATGAATCAAGTAGATGTAAATCCTCACCATCGGTTAGAGTAAGCTCGTTTTCGCAATAATTAATAAAACCCTGAATTGCTTGGTCATCATACCAAACCCCAGGGTTATCAATTAAAGCATCTATTCGATTCATTTCCATTTCCATCTCTTCACAGACTGGAATTTCGCCTCTCATTACGGCTTCACGAAACATGCCGTAATACTTTGGCGTGGCAGTGTTTGATAAAGCCATAATTATTCACCTACTTCTTTTTCTTCTTTTTCACTGGCAACAGAGGATAATTTGGTCTTCTGTAAGAATTAACTTCTGCCCATTCAACATCGATTGGTTCATCGTTTCGCCCCGATCGAGTTTTCTGTTGACGTTTAGCTCTACTGGTACCCTCGCCTTCTACAGTACCAGACCAAGTTTCTGTTCGTTCAGTCTCATTAGAACTGTCATGTTTTTTCTTCTCGGCGTATTTTCCTTCTTTGAAATACTGCTGTCCTTTATCGACTTTTTGTCGATTTTCGTAATCTTTGGCTTCTTTCGCCAATCGTTCGGACTCACTAACTGTGTCCTTCAAACCCATTTTTTTTTCAAGATATTTATTAAGGGTTGGTTTTCCTACATCGTTCCATGCTGTTTTAGCAATTGTTCCGCCAAACTTCTGAACAAACGATTTCCCTTTAGAAATCTTACGTGGACTCATCGCCGAAATTTGCCTCTGTAAATCCAGAACGTCTTTCTGTGTCTGGAGATAAGACTTCTGTGTCTGAAGTTTTTTTGTCTTCTCTTCTAAACTTTCATTTTGAGATTTTGATTCACTGTTGGAAGAACTTGATTTTTTAGTAGGACTTCGTCTAAGCTGTTTTCCAGTCAATTCAGTATACTGAGATTTCAGCTTAGCCACTTTCTTGCGTCCAGCCGGAGTAAGACTTCCGTCTTTATTCTGATATCTTCTAATTCCCCATCTCTGACCTTTTATACCATGATGCATTAAAACATAATCATTCATTTTTTGTTCACCTCCTGTGCGTTAGATTCCGCTGCTGCATTGAGACGCCATTCGAATTCATTAATCATTCTATTAGTGCTTTCCATGACAACGGAACTTGAAGGTGGGTCAAAAAGTGTTCTAACTTTCAAATGAATATATGATTTTACAAGTTCAAGATTCTTTCCATCTGGGATAAATTCATTCCATGTATTAGACTTATCATTAATAATGAATCCTTCTGGGGGACCAACACCCAGCTGTGTGAGAATCATAAAAACAGAATTTATGTGGGTAATTATTTGAGCATCGAAATAATCGTAATCTTCTGTGATTCCAAGTAGCAACTTAATTGACGTAAGTATGCTTTCCACAGTAATACCTCCTTTCTTGTTAATCGTGACGCCATGGACAAGTATCATTTTTCGTCCTAATTGTCGGTTCAACAAATAATATACTTTCATCACCATAGTGAATAGCATCATGTGTAACTTTCATTGTTGTAATTAAATACTCTGGATTTAATAAAAAATCGCTTCTATTCAAAATATCTTCTTTTGTTATGGCGTTCATGTGATGAATTAAAACTCGTCCATGGATATCTCGACCTTCTATACCAAGATCACAACCGTTGTCTCTGAATATCACAAAGTCTCGAATAGCGAGCCATTCTTTAGATTTGTAGAATGCCTGATTAAGCCATCTATCAAATCCGAAAGTGTCAGCACCAACTTGTCCGGGTAGTTTAAGGTATCGGAATCGTTCTTTAAACGTTGGTATTTTGATTAATTCGCTGTATGTTTTAATACTCATCAGCATCACCTTGTCCTGCGTAATTTCTCATAGCTTTGATGGCTTCTTCATATAAACTTTTCATCTCTTCTCCAGATTCTATAGCTTCTGTTTTTGCTCTAAGAAGTTCATTCTCTTTCTCAAGTTTCTCTCGTTCAAGTCTTTCTCTTTCTGTACCGAGCTTTAAAAAATGTGTTATCACCTGAGAAGAAGCTGAACCGTCTAATAGTTGTCGTTCAGCTGCGTCCATAGCAAGAGCAATCATCTGATTCTCTCTAGCTTCCGGAGTCATTGCTGGTCTAATCTTACGAGTAGTACCAGTTTTTTTCACTTTAGCCATATTCGCAACCTCCTCTCATGTATTATTTGTATAGTTTATGTGGTCTTCAGAAGGGTTTATAGGGTGAACGACCTACTTTTTAGGAGGCGAAAGGAGATAAACCGTATGACAAAAGTAACCAGAAAACTTAATAGACCATCAACTCAACCAAGTAATACCTATAAACCCCTCTGAACACCGCATAATATTATTTATAAATATTTGAAATGATATCCTCTATGGGTTCGCTGCCTACCCCTAAGACAATCATTTATATGTCTATTGTTTCCGTTAATTTCTTTAGCACATTCTTCGAGAGTCTTAAAAATTTCGCCAGTTTCAACTATCATAAACGGTCTTCCATGTCTACCTGCTTTTGGATTTTTCTTACCTTGCATTCCGTATGATGGTCTAACTAAACCGTTATCCCAAGCATGTCTACAATTTTCTTTTTTAGTTACCCATTCAAGATTTGATGCATTATTATTGTGTTTATCTCCATCTTTATGATTTACTTCTGGTTTATTATAAGGATTTGGAACAAATTCCTCAGCAACGAGACGATGGACTCTAGCTTTTTTTCGTTTACCATTTCTATATAAATCAGTTGTAAGATAACCTTTTGTATCTCGCATTGAATGATCCTTGTTATTTCCTTTTCTTCTAACTCTACCCGTGTTAGATACTATATAATTCGGATTACCTCTTATGTTTTTCCATTCTTCCATATAAAAACCTCCAACTAATAATAAATATAAATGGAATCAACCTAGAATTTTTCCCGGATTGTGAAATATAAATTAACCTCCGCAGATTTTTCGAGGACCGGCGCGATGCATGGAGGGGGTGTAATTTTCGAGACCCCCCCTATGCTTTTTTAGCTCTCTATGCTGGTGTCTTACTTTCTGTTGGTAAACGTTTTCCATTTCGCCAAACTTTTTTGTAAATATTTAAGAAATCATTGTCGATTATTGTATCGATTGCTCTTTCATGCTCTTCATTAGACTCTTTTTCTGACATATCATCAGTAACTTGCTCAATCCTACCTAATATCGAGCAAGTGTTGTAACCTTTTTCTACATCAAACAGAAACCATTGAGTGAACTGTTCAAATGGGTCAAAAGGATTATCAAATGTAGTTAATCTACAATCATTAGTCATTCAAATTCACTCCTTTTCTTTATGCTGCTTTAAGATACTTAGAAACAGTTGACGTAGAAACGCCAAGCTTATCTGCAATCTGTGCTATTGTATACGATGCAGACATCGCTTTGATTCGGTTCATTTTAGCTGTGGTAAGTGTCTTTGATTCTTTAGGCATCGCACGCTGTCTTAACGAATCCGGGTCACAATTGTTAAGTATTCGTTTTAAAGTTGTCTCGCTAATAGCGCCTGATTGAATAGCTTCCCATTCTTTATCGTTAATAATAATATTTCTTTCTTTTCTTGCGATAGATCCAACTTCTTCACGATATTTAGTCAGGGCAACTTGCCCTGCTTTCTTAATATCTTTAGACTTTAATTTCTCTCCGGCATCCTCGGCTGCTTTCTTCTTAGCCGCGACAGTGGCCGCCGCCATTCTATTGGCAGTTCTTTCTCTAACAGTATTAAGCTCAGCCTTTCTAAGTTTTTCGGTAAGACTTTCTACTTCATTTTCATATTTTCTCTTAGCATCTCTATTATAGGCAATTTTCCCGGTATTCACCATTTCAGTCCGTGCTTTATTTCCCATTGCTTTCATACTATTGGCGTATTCAGCATACACGAGTTCCATAGGATGTTTACGCTCGGATACTAATGTCATAGCATCGTCAGTCTCTGCCATCTTAGTAGACTTCTGAGTCCGAGTCTTAACCACTTCTGTGGTTTCGCCAGTACGTTTATTAACCTTAGTTACTATGTAATCAGCGTCGTCGGCTTTTCTGTAAATCAAAGCCCCTTCTGGTCTTGACGGGTCATACCAATCTTTACCTTTCTGATTAATCTTAGGGGTTCCTTGTCGTTTGACTACATCTTTCTCCCCTGAGCCACGAGATACAATAGTAGAAGCTCCACCTCTCGCTTTACCTTGGTATTTCTTCATAAGAGCTGATATGTTGTTATCTTTTTCAGAAGCTTTGTAATCGAGCTTATGCTTTTCGGCATCAATTACAACCATTGAATGTTTAACAGCTCGGGCTATTTCATGATCGTCAGCCCCAAGCAATGTCATATCGGTAATAAGATTTGAAATTCGTCCCATCTCGGTATCAGTCTTCTTCATAATCTGAACTTCGTTGCCATTACGATAGTAATGTTCTTTTTTATCAGAGCCAATTTTCATCACTGTTCCGTATTCTAACTTATTATCGAAACCTTCCAATTCTTTCAATGGTGGTTTATTAGCAACTTTTACTTTACCATTACCTGTAGGTATACACATTACAGTGTCGCCATCAAAATCAGCCCCAGACAATCGTTCTGCCACCTTACTATTAATTCCAATAGCATCAACGGAAGTCTTACCAATCATCTTAATACCTTCTCTATTTTTATTGTTTACTGTAACAATAGGTATTTCAAATGTTCCACCATGAGGGTATCTGATGAGAGCAAGTTTAGTTCCATCTGCATAATTAGGAGCATATACTTCTCGATCACTCATTGTTGTCATCGGTAATATTACATGGTATTTTTGTCCGGGTAATGCCGCCGCTTTCATATGCACAGCCGCTGAATCACACGACTGAGCAAATTTGTTTAGATAATACTTCTTAATGGTCGGGTTAGTAAGTGCCATAATCTCTGCAAACTCTTCTTCTTTGTTAGCCTTGGCTATACCGAGCTGCTTTTCTGCCATAGATTTCGTTTGTTTTGATAAGAACTGAGAAGGAAGTGCATCTTTCCATTCTGTCCAATCACCTTCGTCTGATCTTTTATTAATAAGACCAAGTTTCTTTTTACCTGATTTATCGGTGTACCAATATTGGCCACCTTGGTCAGCATCTTTAATGAGTGAGCCAAATGGGTTATCAGGGTCCGACTTAATATCTTTCAATACTTCCAGCTTAGATTTATCTTTGTGTTTATTAGTATTAAATATTACATCAACACCTGGTGGAAAATCCTTTGGATCACCATACACTGCCATACCCTTTATGTATTTTTTATTATCGACCATGATACGAACCTGAGAATATCGAGATTCACCAAGTGATAGATCAGGAACACCTGGGCGAAGCTGAACAAGACCATCTCGTTCCACACCGCCGTCTTCGGCATATCTTATTTTCAATCGCTTAGAATCCATACTTTCTGGATAATGGAATTTCTTCTCGAAAGTTTTTCCATCGTCTCTCGAAATATAGTCTTTCACAGTATCAATTTTATCAAGTTGGTAAATGTCTTTATGCTCTGTTCCCGGTTTGCATAATACTTTTTGTGTTGTCATTTGACCTTTATTTGTTACCTGGTCAAATCGACCACTATATACTTCATAGTGACCCTCTGCCTGAAGCATGAACAACGCTTGGTCTAATTTTTCTTTAGAAATACGAAGTTCTTTCTCTACTCCGTTTCCGACATCAATCATACCATGTCGGCTACTATCAACTCTTTCTTTAAGAAAATCAGCAGTATCTCTAGCCTGCTTCATTCGAGATTCACGATCAGAATTAAGAAGTGATCTTACTGAGGATTCATTGATACCCATTTTTCTACCAATCTCAGATACGTTCATTCCCTCTTTTTCTTTGAGTCTCTTTGCAGTAGCTACGTCGTCAGTCCTACGAGCATCTTTTGCAATAGCATACACTGTACGAAAATCAGTGGATGAATACCCGAGAAACTTTGCAATAGCATTGTCCCCGGTATATTTATTACCGGTTTCTGGGTCAGTGTATGTAAATCCTGATTTACGCATCTCTTCTACTCTACTAACAAAGTCTCTACTATGTTGATAAGGCTCGTCTCCAGAACCCCAAGGGTAGCGACCAGAACGGCGAGGCATACCATAATGCTCTAATACTTCTTTATCTGTTTCAGAACCACAACCGTAATACGATTCGATTTCTTCAGCTATACGATTCATATGGTTATACCTCCTTACCTTCCACTGACGCTAATAACTTATCAAGATGAATGATTCTATCCATGATGTGTGTTATAGTGTCTACTTCTGGATGATGAACTAATATTTCATCCTGTTTGTATAATCTAAGTTCTGTATCAATTGAACCCGGTTTAATTTTGTACTCTAAACAAAATAAAGCAGCATACACTTCAAGCTGCTCTATATGGTCCTCTATTTTTCCGGTTTTCCCGGTTTTTAAATCATGTATTCTTAACATGTTGTTTCTGAAAGATATAGCATCAGCTGTACCAAAGAATCTCTCAGAATAAAACAAAACAACCTCAGTACTCATCTTGAACCCGATAGCGTCATTTACATATGAGTAAAGAGTTTTTTTAGAGCGAGGTTGTTTTATCCCTAAATCAATTGTCTGTTTAGCCCATGCGTGCAATTTAGTTCCCATTTCTGCGGCTTTTTTATTATTATACACTTCTAATGCTTTCTCATCGTTGTATCTAAGCCAAGCACTGGAACTCGCACTAAATGGTGCATGTAAGCCCTCAAGTCTTGCATGTTTTTCAAATATCATGTTTTGCCTCCTTAATTAAAGTGTCGATCAAGTTCCTCTAACACTTCATCTTTGTTCTCGGGATATATGAATCTCGAGAACGACATGTCGTTCATTTTACTCACATAATATTCCTGATTCGGTCTATGCGAAGCAGTCTTACTTCTTTTGTTTTCCAAGGTAGCCCAACGATTCTTGTAAAGTATGAGGAAATCTGGAATACCTTGAATAACCCCCGAATCGAGTTTTGTTATGATGCAACCTGGATACCTCTTCTTTAATTCTTTTTTAAGATCTGCCTGAAATTCACTCTCACGCATAACTAAACCCCTTTCTATAAATATGGGCTTTGTGGGACTCGAACCCACGACATACGGCTTATAAGGCCGGCGCTCTCACCTACTGAGCTAAAAGCCAAAAATAAAAAGAAGACAACAAATCGGTTATCTTCTCTCTATAAAAGGGGATGTTATTTTAGCGTGCTAATTTGTTCGCACTCGTTTAAAATGGTATCCTTTATGCGTCTTACGGTTTCTCTTTCCATTCAGAATATCGCATACAACACTCGAGCTACCATGTATGGCTTCGGCGCACTCTCGAATTGTATTAAAACTCTCTCCGGTCTCAACTATCATTATTTGAGGAGTTTCTTTTATTACTGGGTCCGCACCCTCTTTGACTATGTGATATCCTTTACATGTATTAAATCCTGGCTCACGATTGACGACTCTGCTTATATATGCTGGGTTTCCGCCAATATAATCAGCACAAGCTTTAATAGAATTAAATTTCTCGCCGGTTTCAACTATTGTCACAGCAACCCCTTTTCTTTTTGTATTAAACGAATTCAATGCATATTTCCTTTCCAACAAAAAAAGAGGGCTAGTTAGACTAGCGCCTCTAATATTTTTATTTGTATACATCCTCAACATAAATAAAATCTTCGACTCGACATTTCAATGCTTTAGCAATCTTAAAAAGATTATCGATTGTCGGTGATGTACATCCATTCATGTAGTTACTTATGGTTCCTTGAGATATCCCAGTCATTTCTGATAATTCAGATTGACGAATCCCTGATTGTTGTATTTTAGAATATAATCTGATGTGAACATCTTTATGAAACCATTTTTCTGTTAGCTCGTTAAAACCGTTTGGGATACGTCTGGTGTATTGTTGGCTTGCGTCATATATGTATTTTTTATTATTATCCATAGCAAAGCATATCTCATATTCCCCAATCTGCTTAGCATATATCACATCATCAATAGTTTGGCCGTAGAATACTCCTGAGAGATTAAACTCATCCCATAACCACTCATCAATATTAAAACTATTTTCTTTATGCATATCGCTCTCCTTTTTATATCTCGACTAAAGACGATGTAAGTGGAATAATATCTTCAAACTCACAACCAAGAGCATAACAAATATTTGATATTGTTTTCATGGTAGGCATCTGTTTTGCGTTCAAATATTTACTTATCGTACTTTTTCCTATATTGCTTCGTTTAGCTAACTCACTTTGATTAATACCTTCATCTTGCATAATATAGTCAAGATTATAGG